AGTCATCTGTGCTTGGGTCATCATCTATACCAAGCATTGCATTTATGTCTGCATCGGTCATCCCAAGACCTGCTTTAAGCATAGTGGTAGCAATCTCTTTGGTAATCTTACCTTGAGAAAACTGCCTAATAACCCTCATTAATTGTTGGTATTGTCTGCCACTAAGATTCTTCAAGTTATCGTTTACCTCTGCTTGTACTTCGTTTGATGCAGGCTGATTAGTTACATTAGGTTGATATTTACTTACATCAATACCTGCCTTCTCAAGTAACCACTCTTTCGGAGCAATCTGCAAAAGTGCTGCCTCACTCAACTCAAACCCAATAGGTTCTACTGGTATGATAGTGATATCAGATGTAGCACCTTTAAGTCTTGCAAGCTGATTAAATACAGATTCAAGGAATTGTTGTTTGTCATTACAATATGTGCTCTTAAAGATTTCGTAACTGTCACGCATCTGAGTTCGACTTCCAAGCTGCCCAGGTTCTGCAATACCGAAAAGACTTGGTGATGTAATCTGATGCCCTGCGAAAAGGTTATTCTGTATGATTAAGTCAACCCTTGTAAAATCCTCTTTAGTTATGTCAGATGCACCGAGGTCCTCAATGATAGGCTTCCTTGCAGGGTCAGTTGTAAAGGACAAGATAAACTTCTTGCCATCTGAACCGCTAAACCTATCTGTAAACCTTCTTTCAATGTTCCGCTTCTCATCGGGTGAAGGTTCACCATTGGGAAGAGTAATAAGTTTGGATGCAGAGAATCCCGTTTGGGCATTGCCAAGAACGTGTCTGCTGACTTCTATATCACTTTCGATATAGTTCAATGCACCCATATAACCTGGCAGAGCATAGGTGTCTAAACCTGGTCTGTATTCTTTAACGTAAAGGATTTGCTTACCTTGTCTGACCTTTGTATTAAATGCCATCATTGGTACTGCCTCATCCTTTCTCTCATTCCAATCCTTCTTGTACCAAAACTGCGTGTTATCAGCATTGGACCTGATTTTAGTATAGTCAATGTGTAACACATCAACCAACTTTCCACCCGTTAAGGACCAAATAACCTCAAGAAAAGCACCGCCAAATATTTCAATATCAATAGACACCTTCCTTGTCAAATCGTTCAAGTTCTCAAACTGATTGGGTTGTGCTATAAACTCCTCTGCAATAGGGTCTACTTCGTCTGTTTTCCAACCATTTCCAATGATGTAGTTAACCTTGCCTTTAACAATAGCATTATGCTTTGCACTCTTATTGTAAAGTGAAAGCAAGTAATTTGGGTAATCGTTTTTCTCACCGAATTCAATATACCCTTTACCCCTCTTTTCTCTGTACTCAGGTTGTCTTGCTTCTTGGAAATTTAATATTACTAAATCATTCATCTTGTTATATATGTATTGTCAACCTCGTGCTGCGTATATTCAAAAGTGGTTGATGGTGATAGTTTCATTATTCCCTCCTCAAGCAATCCCGTTGCTTGGGTATAGTCTACATTGTAAACACTTGTCTGCTCATAAACATAATACAACCATTCGCCAATGTTTCCCAATCCAAAGTATTTAGGTACTTTAATACTGAATTTATTATACCTATCCTTGAAAGGTGACACATCCAAGTTATTAATCAAAACAAATGCCACCTCATCTCGTGTGGTCCTATTGACAAAACGGAATAGATAATTAGGAGAAGTCAATGTCTGCTTCTCAGTTAATGTTAAGTAAATAAACTCGGTTACTCCTTGAGTGAGTTGTATCATTATAACTAAATAGATAATCCCTTGACTTTTACCCAAAAAGAAAGGCAACCGAAATGGTTGCCCTACTCATTCTAAACCTTATGTCCTATTTACGCAGTCAGTCCTGCTATAATCGCACTTGATACTTCAGGAGCAAGAGCAGGTTCATTACCCGTGAAGGTCAATGTGTAACCATTCCTATCTCCGAAAGCAGTACCAGTCGCACCATTGCCGCCAGTCAAGTCAGCACCATTTACCTTACCAAGCAACCAATATTTATCGTTTCCATCCTGAACTACTGCCAAGAGATTATTCTTAGCAAGAAGAAGGATTTCGTTTCTTGTGTTCGCTTGAATTTTATTGAGGATGATTGACAATTCTTGAGCATAGAATACTGTTCCATTTTCAACGGATGCAGTTATGTTCTCAGTCAAAGAAGATGTCTGCTTAACAAGTTGGTACTTGTAAAAAACTTTACCTGCACTCTTGGTGATTGTAGTAACAACACCTGATGCTTCTGTAATTGCGGTAACATCAGCGAAAGGAATAAACCAAACCGCCTTAATGCCACCTATGGACTCTTTACAATCCAGTGTATATCCTTGAGTTAAAGCACACGGCATATTATTAATATTTAAGATAAGGCAAGGGATGGTAATCCACCCCTCACCTTAAAGTTATTTAAACGAAGAACTTAACAATCTCAGAAGGGAATGCAAAGTTGATACCCATCTTGAACTCGCTTACAAAACGTACTTGGTCTGCTTCTTTTGCGTAGAAGATTTCAAACCTTTCTTCTTCGTTCAAAAGGTCAGTACCCAAGAAGAAGTTAGAAATCCTTGCAGCAACGATGTCACCAGTTCCGTTCAGACCTTGAACCGCAATTACCCTGATGGTAGTACCTGGGAGAATAAACTCGCCATTTGCCTTTTGGTCTACTGTGTAATGGAATTGGTTAGCGGTTTTCAGAGCAACTGTGTAAGTACGGAAAACATCCATACCGCAGAATATAACCATATCATCCTTGTCTACAACTTGGGCAGGAATTGCCTTGTAGATGTCATCAAAAATGCTGATTACATTTGCAGCAGTAATTGCAGTTTCTACAACTCCGTGAAGAGCAACACTATTTGCATTTACAACAGTTGCACCTGCAGCAGTAATCAACTTAATCAAACCATCAAACTTGTTGAGGTTAACATTTACTGATGCAGTATCACCTTGCCACAAAGCCGCTTCAAGTTGTTGTGCAATCTTCTCAGCCTTGCGGTTAGAGTACTGCTCAGAATAAACCATACTATCATACATAGAACCAGCAGGGAGTGCTTTTTGCAAGTATTTTGCTTCAAGGTCTTTCAAGCAAAGTGCTTCATTAACCTTGATTTTACCAACGGTTACTGCCCTTTGAGTGAAAGAAGTTGTTCCTGATGCGTTAAACCCACATGAACTGCCATCTTGAAAAATAGCATCAGTATCCATGATGTTTATTTGTTCACTGCTTTTTAGTCCAAGCATCACATTCCCACTGTCTTTAATGAGTGATGCGGTTTTGCTACCAAGTACAGATGATGCAACAAGGAGTGCCTCATTCTCTTTGGTATAGTTTGCCAATGTGCCTACTGAAAATCCCATTTTATTTAATTTTTATTGTTTGTTAATTAATTACTTCATTGATTTTGCGAAGTCAAGAAAGCGACTGATTTTATCCTCTTTCTTTTCTACATGAACATTAAACTTGTCCTTTGGTTGCTCGGTTGCATTTGCACTTGGAGCATTGAGAATCTGAACCAAAACATCTGAAATGTCGCTGATACCTTTGCTGAACTTTAGTTCTTGAGAGGCAAATTTGGCATCATAACCCATTTTGATTTCATCAAGTTGCTTCTGCATTTCCTCAATCTTCTTCTTCATCAAATCTTCCTCAACTGGTACTTCTACCTCAACAGATACTTCAGGTGCTTCCATTTCAGGAACTTTGATTTCCAAGATGGTTGCTGATTCATCCAAAAGAATGATAGTACCATCAATCAACTCATGTTCTCCTGCAGGTGCAGGGGTTTCAACTCCTGCTTCATCCACAAGAGATACTTTACCACCTACTTCTAACTTGTCAATCATTACTTTAGCACCGCTTTTAAGGGAGTACTCAGCGAAAGATTGGGTTGGTTCAACAGATGCAACGGGTAATTCCCCTGCTTCAGCAAACATTTGCTTAATCTTGTTTATTGCTTCTAATGTTGTCATAAAATCTTTAATCATAAATAGTGGGTATTTTTCAATGTACCATATAGGGTATTTTTAACCGATTTGGGCAAGTACTCTGAGTACGTTCTCCCATAGTTGCTCAATGCGTTTATCCCCCGTTTTTCGGTAGTTAAATTGACCCTCAACACTAAAACCCCGAACCTTTCCTTCTTTAACCATCTGCCAAACCTCATCATTATCAACTTTAAAAGAACCAAACCAAGACCCATCAGGTACATCCTCAAAACCTTTCATCGCCTTTATCCCCCTCTTGTCATCCTTTATCCAACTTTCAAACATGGTCATTCCCTCGGTCAGATTACCCTGGTCATGCATCAAGTTTACGTTTGATTGGTAACCTTTCTTAAAGAACCTCTGTGCAATCTTTTTTATTGTTTCCTTTGTGAAAACAACATAATACTCACCATTGTCATCATTTCTGTAAATGGGAGTATCTGCCAACATCAAAGGACCGCTTATAATTCTTTCTTCTTCGCTTTGGATTGCAAAGTTTTGCCTTTCAATTTGCCTTATCTTAGATTCTGCCCAACTCAAAGCAGTTTTACCACCCCAAGCATCGTACATCAACTTTCCGCAACCATCCCCATAACCTTTGGAGTTCTCCAAGTCAACTGCGTGTCTTGATAAATAAGAGTACATTCTCTTGATGGTTTCTACACTGATAGGTTCACCCTTTGCCAATTGGTTTGCTCTTTGCTTTCCTACATCAGTACCGCATGAACCCCAACCATTCTCCTCTGCCCAATCAAGTGCATTCTGTGCATTGTTCTTTACAGAATCAGGATAATCACTGTATGATTTTTGGAAGTCATCCTTAAACATAAGGAAAGACCTTTCAATAGCAGGTCTGTCAACAAGGCTAACCACATCAACCTCAACATCATCTTCAAGGTCGCTTGTTATCTCTAAATTGTAAATCGGTAATTTAACTTCCATAATCTTAATTTTATCCAAGCCTTGCTGCTCGGTTTATTCTTGTTATTTTTTCTTGAGAATTGGTAATATCTGATTCAACAACGTATGCCCTACCAGTTGCTGACCCCATTTGATTAATGGATTGCTGATTTAATTGGGTAATAGTATTTTGAATAGGTGCAGTTGGTGTTATTGGTGCAGATGCCATAGACATTGAAGGACTGCCTGAATCTGCTACATTACCCGTACCTTTTGCAGATGGAACTTTTGTGCTGATAATCTTTTTAACATTGATTAAACCTGCTGCAATAGTCGCTGCTGCTGCAACTGGTCCAAAGATACCGCCTTGTGCCAATGCCTTAGATGCACCTTGATAAGTATTAATGATTGCTTGAGTGACTGCGATTGCCTTACCTGCTGCACTATTTTGGTCCACAAGTCCACCAACAATAGAAAGAGTTTGTGTTGCAAGTGCTACTTCTGAATCAAACTTTGCTTGATTAATTTTTTGTTGTGCTTCTGCTTGTTGTGCTGAAGTTACTATTATTGCATTACTTACTCCTTTTGCAACTACTTGTGTTGCAATTAGTGCATCTTTACCTACTGCCGTAACACCTAAAACTTCTGCCTTTGTTATTTTAGATTCAAGTTCCCTTTGTATACGGAATGCCTCTAATCCCTCTTGCCTATCTTTTTCAATTTTATCTTTTTCTTTTTGCAGTCTATCTTTTTCTTTCTGCTTATCTGCTGCAACTTTTGCTAACTCTGCGTTTTTATCTGCAATCCTTTTCTTTTCTGCTGCATCTAAGACAGAACTCTCAACCTTTAACTCTCTGAACCTTTTTGCTTCTTCCTCGGTTAATGACCCAGTTAATTTCAGTCTTTCCCTTAGTGCATTGGTTTCGTTTGCATTCGCTTCCTTTTGTAGTGCGTAAATGTCCTTTTCTTTACCTCCTTGAGCAGTTAATAACTTTACCCTTGCTTGTATGTTTTCATTCGCCCTTTCATTGGTCCTGCTTAATTTCTCAAGCACCCTATCTGCTTCTGAGGTAATTCCTACAAAGTCAGTAAACTTTGTAACAAGATTGCCTACAAAGTCTGCAAGTTTACCAAGACCTGGAATAAAATTAAGAACTACTTTTTTAACTGTTTCAAAGTTCGCAATCAGCAAACCAACACCAACTACCAATGCACCTATACCAGTTGATATAATTGCAGACCTTAATGTACCGAATGCCTTAGAAACACTGTTTCCAATTACTGCACCAAGTTGCTTAAATGAATCTATGCTCTCCCCTACTGCTTGTAGACCTTGAGAGAGTGCCATTGCAGACTGCACCTTTAATAAGGTTTTCTCAACTGCCTCTGCTTTATTTCCGAACAAACCAACTGCACCTTGAAGTGCTGCGAATCCACCTGCAACACCTGACAAAGATGCCGTTAATGCTTTAAACTTTGCATCAGGATTAAATGCATCTGTTAAGGCTTTTGCATCTCCGATGGCATCTTTTAACTCTGCTGCTCTCTTTGCTGCATTGATTGCCTCTTTAGATGTTGCACCAAACTTCTCAGACAAGGTGTTTACCTCATTCTGTGCTTCCCTCAATTGTTGCTTTAATGAACCAACTGACTTGCCTACATCACTACCATCAACTTGTATCTTTAAACCAACTATTTCTTCTGCCATCTTATATGTATGTTAATTCAATTACTTTAAGAAGTTCAACCTTTGTAGTGTTAAAGTCCATAGGGTTGTAATCCATGACCTTATTCAACCTCCAAAGTGAACCATCAATATAAATCAGTTTGCTAAAATCAAGGTTATAAATGTCAACCTCATTCAACTTCAAAGAGCAAGTGAGTAACTTACTATCCTTATCCGTTATCTCTGCAATGTACTCGGACCAATACCCATTGAATAGGTTTGCTGCCGTATAAGTTGATGAATCATAGAACAACTCTTTTGGCGAACCCCAACAGATATCATTCTGTGGATTGTTTGGGTTATCAAGATGCCCTGCATACCCGTAAACATTGAAGGTTGCTATTACACTTCCACCGATGCCATTACGCATATTCCAGTTACTAACTCCCGTTATCTTCCTTGCTTGAAGAATTCTGATAACAGAGTCCATCTTATCTTCTGCAAGATTAGAGTTAGATAGTTTGTAAATGGCAGAATAAATCTTATCAGTTCCACTCTTTTGGTAAAGGATAGTTCCTGCAAATATTAATTCAGTAGCATCAACTTCCTTTACAAACTCATTCTCACTATCATAAATGAAATCAGCATACCCCTCATTATACTTCTTTCTGTAGTTCTCAGCATAAAAGTCATTGTCCTGCTTATATTTATAATCATAATACCGAGCAGTAAACTCTGACATTGGTTTAATTCTCATTACACTACCTCGGTCCACCTTATCAGTCCAATCTATCTTAGTCCCATCGTAAAAGTCAATAAAAGGCTTTATGATAAGTTTCTTCTCTACAAGTTTGTCCTCATAGACATACAGATTGAACATCTTGACAATTGATGCAAAGAAATCCTTTTGAAAAATACCTTTAGGGATTGTATCCTTAATTACGATATCCTCACCATAGTTGATAGTGGTATCTGTTGGGTTGTTTGAGGTAATGCTAAAAGTACCTTGTTCAATGTCAAGGTCAGAAAAGTTTCCTACTAAGTCAACATCTAAAGTATCTGTGTTTACGATGGTAATTGATGCAAGACTGAGTATTGCGTTAAAGTTGTAACCATTGCCAGGCAATGTGTAAGTAACTACCGAAATTGGTGTGCCATTCTTTCTCAGTTGCACAGTAAAGTCACTTGATGGACTGATTGCGTTTATTGTACCTGAAACATTCAAGGTCAGACTACCAGCCAAAGGTGTTGCTGAGTTATAAGTGAAATCGCTACCGCTTCCCGTTATGGTGAAGTTTCCTGCACTCAATATATCAAACTCAACATTCCCTGCTGCTGATGTGTAGTTCTTTATCTTAGTTGTAGCAAGTAGTCCAAGTGATGTGCTTTTAGTTAAGTTCTTCTGATTGTGAGGTATTACCAAAGTCTTGAAGAAGTTGGTAGATATTAATGGGAAGTCATAGGTGTAACCTGACCCATCAAGAATCTTCTCAAGGTATTGCTTGACATAAAGAGCAGGTCTGAATGCATCAAAAGAGAAGTCTATTTTATTTGTTGATACGTTCCCATTATCAATCAAAGGGAAGTAAACCCCAGTACCGCTAATGTTATCCCAACTATTTTGGATGTTGGTATAGGTCCAAGCAGTATCGGCAATTCCAAAGTCTATATCTTCTAACTTGTTATTTCCTAATGCACTAATAAACCCACCAAGTTCACCGAATACGCAAACCTCATACTCAATGCTCTTGCCATCAATGATGACCTCAAGCAATCTTAGAACCCCTTTAAATATCTGTATCTTATCTACCAAGATGATACATGGTACAGACTTGGTTGCGTTAAAGTTGTATCCCACATTTGGTTCTGCGGAATTATATAAATTGGAGATGCCGAACTCAAATACATTACCGAATAGTTTATTATTATTGTCATTGCCAGGTAAGACTATTGTTTTGCTGAATGAAGTGTTACGAGTTGCAAAGTCTTGGATTTCATCTATGGCATAGGTGAACTCCGCTGAGATGTTCTTAGTTAAATCAAGTTGGTATCCATCAATGTAAATCTCTGTCCTCATCGGAATTGACTATATTTTTTGTTCGCAATCTGCACATCAAGTTCAAGATTAAACATCTTGTCTGCAATCCGTTTCTTCTCCTCCCAATTACTTGTCATTGTAACTATTGGGTAATAATATCCTCCTTGTTCAAAGTAAACCTCAGGAGATTGTATTAACTCAGCAAGCCAGTTGTAGTCTGTCACATTTAAGTAATTACTTCTGAGTTTGTACATTGTGGTATGCTCTACAACATACTTAGTAGCACCTGGGTTGATTCGGTTGTAATCATCATAGGTCCTCATGGCAGTAGCACTTGAATTGTACCGCCATTTATTGCCCTCATACTGCTTTGATTCTGTCTGCCTTGATTCTTTGTTTACCAACCTAAAATGCATCGTATCATACCCTCCTAATTGATTTAAGAAGTGTAATGCAATAGGTGAGTAGTTAGGGTTGCAAACAAGTTTAACCTTTGCTTCAGGACCAAAAGATGTGCCATTGTGCAACTTGATGCCATAAGCATAAGCCGTTGATGGAATAACAGTTGAACCATACCAATCATTAATGCCACTTGGTGAGATATCCAATAGGCTGAAGGTATTCTGTGGGTCTGTTCCCGTAGTTATTGCACTTCCACTTGTACTGCCATTCTCATTGTATAACTGAAGGGATGGATACACGTTTGTAGTTACTCCTGATGCATTCATGTACCCGATGTGCAACTTATCAGTAAAAGCACATTCAACATTGCTTAAATCTCTATTGGTCAACCATTTATTGAGATATGACTTGTAATAGGTTGGAGATTGTGCAGGGTTGTAGAAATCAGGATAATAAAAGTTAAAAGCAACATAGGTCTGCTCTACCAAGTTCGTGTAAGTAGTTCCACTATATTCTTCTCCGTATTTTATGGTATATTGCTTGTAAAGGTTATCATTTGACCCACTAAACAAGGTTTGAACTGGGTTAGGTATAAAATAAGACTGAGCATAATTACGCATGATATTCCCTGCGTTGAATATTCCCTTGGTGCTTGTCACATCAGGGAACTGCTTAATCCTTGCCACCAAGACTGCATCAACGTAGATATCAAAAACATACTTAAAATTAGTTGATGCTTTATTGGTACTATCCACCACAAACCAAAGGTCATCGTGAAGGGATGCGTATTGTTCAGGTATTGAGTTAATCGTTATTGCCATTGTTTACTTGTTCTCATTATTAAGTAGCGAAGATGCTTGTTTTATGTACACCACCACATCAGCACCAACCGCCTTTGCCATTTTATCGTAAAAGTCTTGATTGAATACCTCAGTAATAGCATCATCAAAGAATCCAGTTCTTTTCAGACCTTGTTGCTTTATCTTTCTTGCAATCAGGTATGCAGTAGTCCTTCCCGTGTTTAATTGAGCAACTGACTTCCTCTTGGTTTGCAGACTTGATAGGTTGTATTTTTGGTCCTCATTTCTTTGCGACCTTGCATTTCTTTTTACCCATTTCTGAATGGCAGTAACCATAGGACCATTCATAGATGGATAGGCTGACCTAAACCGATAAGGTGAATTAGGCTGACCCGATTTAAAACCTTTAACCCCTTTGTTTACAAAGTCATAATACTTTGCTCCTGCTGAACTTTCAGGGTAACCTACATCAATTGAATAGGTTGACCCTTGCTTAGTCAATGAACCCTCCGCAATATCTTTACTAAGAGTTCCAGTATCTATCTTGTCATCCTTAATTAAGTTCTTCTGTGCTTGTAAAATAAACTTAGCAGCATATCTAAGGATAGTCTTTTCAACGAATGGCAACTTACCAAGTTTTGCAAAGTCATCTTTGCTTGATGCCTCATTAGCAATTATGGCATCATTAATAACTACATCTGTGTCAATTCTTGCCATATTGTTTCTTAATTAATTCATTATCATGCTCCATCTTCGCTTTTAAATAGGCAAGGTCATTTAAGAAGTTTATTGTAGGTAAGTCAAATGCTTTGTTAAGTGTGACTCCTTCAAACTCGGCAACCAGTTTTGCTTGATATATCCATCCATAATGTTGCATAAAGCCTCCCATCCCTCCTCTGCTTTCTCCTTCGTTATCTTCGCTTCCATCATCTGTTGCACCAAATAGTCCTTTGAATTCTTTATCCAAAGTCTGTAAACTTGATAAAAAAAAACAACCGAACCAAGTACGTTTACAATTGATGCCTCTAACATATCTTGTGCGTAGTCTGAATGCTTACTTGCATTATATTTATCATCCTTCCAACCTAACCAGGTCTTTTTCTGAGGAATAACCATACATGCCATAATCTTGTGCAGATTACCCATTACATCTGTACTGAAGTGCTTGGATTCAATATACCTTGCAGCAGGGATATTCCTCACATCGTAAATGCACTTGTAAACCCTACCATTGACCTTGATAAAATCCACCGCTTGGGGTTGGATTTCCTGATGAACAAAACTGATTGAATCTAACAAAGGACCGAGTTCTTTAACTGGTAAGGAATCAATCTGATGTTCTGTTAAGTTCTTGAGAATAGATGCAACCTTAACCGATAAGTCAAGGTCAGTCATGTCCTTTGCATTTGCATAAATGTCATTAATCTGCTGATACTGAAATACTGTTACATTATTCCAAGTCATATACCTTAAATAGTTTAAATGTGGTTTAGTGTATAAGTGAAGTTCTATATCTACTCCCGAACAAGGTTATGAGGGGAGTTGGTCAGAACAGAAGTTGCCCCCCTCCCCCAAGAGTAAGCAACTACTGACCATCTACTCCGTCACATAGGTAATCGGGTTAGTCGGCTGAAAAGGGAAAAAGTTACATCCTTCTTTTCATTTAACAGATTTAAACTCCTTGAATTCAGAACTTTGAGAGGTAGTGGTCTACTTGCAGG